TGAGTTCGAGGCTGACTATTTTCATATGACCCAAACTTTAACTGGGGATGTAGTGGATGGTTATACCGGTCTAGCTGGGTGTGGTCCTAAAACAGCCGAAAAAATTCTCGATGGTTGTAACAGCCCCACCGAGATGTGGGCCGCAGTGGTTGAAGCTTACGCCAAAAAGAACCTCTCAGAAAACGTCGCACTCGTGCAGGCGCGGGTTGCCCGCATTTGTCGCAATACCGAGTTCGACTTCAACACAGGAAAGGTAGTTCTATGGACACCGCCGACATCATAAACAGACCATCGCATTATACACAGTACGACATTGAGCCTATCGAGTTCATCATGATGAACGATCTACCTTTCCACGTCGGTAACATCGTTAAGTATTCCCTACGTGCTGGTAGTAAAATCTACGAAGGCATGGACGAAACCGAGAGCGAGATCGTCGATCTAGGTAAGGTCATCCGCTACGCCGAGATGCGTATCCACCAACTCGAGGGGAAGAGCATCCTATGAAGTTCACCATCATAACTCAAAAGGACTGCAAGTATTGCACGAAAGCTGCGCAGCTCCTCGATGAAGCTGGACTTGATTGGGAGGGTATCCCTCTCGCAGACGCCCCTGTCCATAAAACCCTAATGGGCATGGCAAACCTCACAACAGTACCACAAATCTTTCGCCCTGATGGGGTGCTTATTGGTGGCTACGAAAACCTTCGCGCATATTTAGGACGAGCATAATGACCACTGTAACAGAGCTGAACGATTACCAAGACCTCGCAGCTACAACCGCAATCTACCCTACGGAGAAAGCCCTTGAGTATCTTAGCTTGGGCCTCGCTGGGGAGCTGGGCGAACTGACAGGTAAGCTAGCTAAGTGGTATCGCAAGGACGGTATCTATCCACGGGAAGATATCCTCGATGAGCTGGGTGATTGCCTTTGGTTCATTAGTGAATTTGCGCGGCAACATAATCGCAAGCTCTCAGACTTAGCACAAAATAATTTAGATAAACTAGCGTCCCGTAAAGCGCGGGGAACGCTGCAAGGTAATGGTGATAACCGATGACGAATGATGTACGGGCGCGGGTGGTAACACGCCGGACCTATAACCGCCCTCTCAATGATGAAGGTACTGTATTTGAAACATGGCCGGATACGGTGGCCCGAGTAATCACCCACCAACAATGGCTATGGGAGCGCTCAAAGGGTGACAAGCTTAACCAAGGTGAACTTGGTGAGCTGGAAGAGTTCCGCGAGTTGATGCTATCTCGCAAAGCTACAACATCTGGCCGTACACTATGGCTTGGTGGCACTGACGTAGCAAAGCAGCACGAGGCCTCACAGTTCAACTGTAGCTTCGGGCGTATCGAGACAGTCCATGACGTAGTCGATGCGTTCTGGTTGCTGCTACAAGGCTGCGGCGTAGGCTTTGAGCCTGTGGTGGGTACATTGAATGGCTTCGCTCAAAAGACAGAGATCGAAGTCTGGCGCTCTGAGCGTACCGATAAAGGTCGTGAAGATAACCTGACTGAGATGAAAGTTACTGAAGAGGGTTACCGCGTTTATCGCATCTCTATCGGCGATAGTGCTAAAGCTTGGGCAAAAGCCTTGGGTAAAATCATGGCACTCAAGGAACCTGTGGATCGTCTCATCCTCGACTACCGCGAAATTCGCCCAGCGGGTACACGCCTAAAAGGTTACGGCTGGATTTCATCTGGCGATGATACGCTTCACGTTGCGTTGAGCCGCATCTGTGACATCATGAACAAGCGTTCCGGCGCACTGCTGACACGCATGGATATCCTCGATCTACTAAATCACATGGGTACTACACTATCCTCACGTCGATCTGCAGAGATTGCAGTGATGCCTGTTGATGACCCTGAGATTGATGATTTCATCACAGCTAAAAAAGACTTCTGGCTGCATGATAACGCACATCGTCAGCAATCTAACAACTCTCTGATGTTCTATAAGAAGCCTACTAAGTGGGAGCTGTCTTATATTTTTGATCGGATGGTAGAAGCTGGTGGCTCCGAGCCGGGCTTTATCAATGCTGAAGCCGCGTTGAAACGCGCTCCTCACTTCAAAGGAGTTAACCCGTGCGCGGAAATCTTGTTAGGAAACAAGAGCTTCTGCAACCTAGTTGAAGTAGATTGGGGTAAATACCTAGATGACTTCGAGGGTCTCAAGAAAGCTGTGTACCTAGCAGCTCGAGCAAACTACCGACAGACTTGTGTGAACTTGGATGATGGTATCTTGCAGCGTTCATGGCACGAGCTGAATGAGTTCCTACGTCTATGCGGTGTCGGCGCTACAGGCATCGTAAAGTGGACAGATCATCAAGATCTTCGACACGTCAACGTACCGTCGATGTTGGAGACTATCGCAGCCTCTGCCCGTCAAGGTGCTAACGATATTGCAGATGAACTGGGACTACCACGGGCGAAGCTTGTCACGACAATTAAGCCAAGTGGTACGTTATCAAAGGTCATGTCCACGACAGAGGGTGTGCATAAGCCACTCGGTAAGTACCTCTTCAATAACGTGACCTTTTCCAAACACGATCCAATCGTACCGATTATGACTGCGGCTAACTACAAAGTCATTGAGAAACCTTTCGAACCTGACAGCGTCTTGATTACCTTTCCGGTAGCCTACGAGGATGTGAAGTTTGACGAGGTGGATGGTAAGTTCGTGAACCTAGAAAGTGCTGTGCAACAGTTGGACCGCTACGGTCTTATGATGAAACACTACGTCGATCATAACTGCTCAGTAACAATCAGCTACTCACCTGACGAAATACCAGCCATCATTGAATGGATTATGAACAACTGGGACCTCTATGTAGGTGTGTCATTCATTTATCGTAATGACCCGACGAAGACTGCGGAAGACTTAGGCTATGCCTACCTGCCTCAAGATGTCGTGTCTCCAGAAGTGTACTATGAATACGTTACACAACTGTCGCCAGTAGACATTGAGAACGCCAACTCACTCGACGAGTTGACAGATGATGAATGCGCCACTGGTGCCTGCCCAATCCGTTAAGGAACAACAATGGCCAAGAACACGATAAGCAAAAAAGATAAGATTAAGAAGTCTGCCTATCAACGTAAGGTCGAAGAGCAAGGGCGCGTGGTAACTCCTCGCGTCCAAGCCCTCCTACCTAAGAACGTAGCTCAAGATAACTATATCAACTGCATCAAGCAGTATTCACAGGTATTCGTTACAGGGCCTGCAGGTACTGGTAAGACCTACATTGCAGCAGCTATTGCTGCAGACATGTACGCAGAGAAGCGTGTTCGAAAGATTATCTTAACACGTCCAAACATTCCTGCTGGTAAATCACTTGGGTTCTTCGCAGGTACTATCGAAGATAAGATTGCACCTTGGGTTTACCCGCTAACGGAAGTGTTAATGGAGCGATTGGGGAAAGGTAAGTACGAGCTGGCAATCAAGCGTGGTGATATCGAGATTGTGCCATTTGAAGTTATGCGTGGCCGTTCTTTTAACAACGCTTTCGTCATCCTAGATGAAGGTCAGAACCTCACGTCCCGTGAAATGAAGATGTTTCTCACGCGGATTGGTGAGGAAACTAAGGTCGTCATCAACGGAGATATCTCCCAGCACGACCTTCAGGGAACTTCAGGCCTGAAGATTGCTATCGACCTGCTACATCAACACGATATCCCTGCAGCCCACTGCAACTTTACTCATGACGACGTTGTTCGTTCTGGCATCTGTGCCGCATGGACACGAGCATTTGATTAGGTTGCACCATAGAGGATTAAATAAATGTTCCCTTATATATCTAACGAACTGCTAAAAGAACTGAATACACGTTTCCCAGTTATGGCACCTCAATACCTTGAGCAACACGAAGAGCTTATGTGGCGGGGTGGACAGCGTTCGGTCGTAGATTTCATGCAAACACTTTACGAAGAACAACAAGCTTCAAAACTAGGAGAATAGAACATGTGCTTTGGCGGAACACCAGAACCAGCACCACCACCCGCAGCGCCCGCAGCGGCCAATCCGGTACTTACAAATATGTACGACCCTAGCAATCCTGAGAGTGGGAAGGCTGCAGAAAAAGGCGCGATGCAAGGTAAAGCTGCTGGTACGTCACAACTAAAAGTTGACCTAGACCCTACCGTATCCGATCTCGGTAAAGGCACTGGACTTCAGATCAATAAGTGAGAACGTAAATGAGTATGGGAACCGCTGAAGCGCGTTACCACCAACTCGAACAGTCACGTCAATCATACCTAGATCGAGCAAGAGATTGTTCGCTGCTAACAATTCCCTCCCTGATACCGCAAGATGCCCACAACGAAACGAGTGATCTATATACTCCGTTTCAGGGCATCGGTGCGCGTGGAGTAAATAACCTAGCATCGAAACTCTCTCTTGCCTTGATGCCACCTAACTCCCCCTTCTTCCGTTTCATGGTTGAGCCATACACCTTAAAGGATTTGGCCGAAGATGAAGCAGCACGAACTCAGATTGAACAACAACTGGGTGAGTATGAGCGGGCAGTTATGTCGGAGATTGAAACGTCTGGCGACCGAGTTGCGGTACACGAGGCAATCAAACATCTAATCGTAGGCGGCAACGTGCTATTGCATATTGGCCCCGACAAAACACGAGTAATCCACCTAGACAGCTATGTCGTATCTCGCGCACCTAATGGTGAAGTTCTAGAAATTGTTACTGTTGAGCATGTCTCACCTAACGCACTAGATAAAGCGACCGCCGCTAATATCTCTGGTAAACTCGAGGGTGATGAAAAGACTGTTGAAGTCTACACTCACATCGAGCGTAAGAACGATTTCTTTCACGTGTACCAAGAGGTCAAGGGGTCGGTAATTACTGGCTCTAAAGGTAAATATAAGAAGAACAACGTACCCTTCTTGCCCCTTCGTTTCTCCCGCATCGACGGTGAAGACTATGGGCGTGGCTTTGTAGAGGAACTTCTAGGTGACCTCCGGTCCCTTGAGGGTCTATCCCAAGCAATTGTTGAAGGTGCTGCAGCCGCTGCCAAGGTTCTCTTTATGGTAAACCCCAACGGTACAACACGTATGCGTACAATTGCGCAGGCTGAGAACACTGCAATCATCGAGGGCAACCGGAATGATGTATCAGTTCTACAGATGGATAAGTTCAACGACTTCCGCGTGGCCTATCAGGCTATGCAGGGTATCGAGGAACGTCTGTCACAACAGTTCATGTTGCAATCGTCCGTACAGCGTAACGGTGAACGGGTTACTGCAGAAGAAATTCGTTACCTCGCAGGTGAGCTAGAAGATACCCTATCCGGCATCTACTCTATCTTGTCGCAGGAATTTCAACTGCCTTACGTTAACCGTAAGATTGACGTCCTAACTAAATCCAAGAAGCTACCTAAACTACCAGACGATGTGGTTAAGCCTACAATTGTCACAGGTATGGAAGCCCTTGGACGTGGTCACGACCTACGCAAGTTGGACATGTTTATTCAGGGGATGACGCAAGCTCTCGGACCAGAGGTTCTACAGCAATACGTCAATCTACAGGATTACATTAAACGTCGAGCAACAGCTCTCGGTATCGAGACTGAAGGCTTGATTAAAACACAAGAACAAATCGCCCAAGAACAGCAACAGGCCCAGCAGCAACAGATGTTGATGCAAGCTGGTCCGTCAGCCATTCAAGAGGGCGCTAAAGCATTAGGAAACTCTTATGTTGAAAGCCAAAGACAACAAGGCGGTGGCGAAGGATAAGGCTGAAGAAGCTGCACCTTCACCCACACCTGAAAAGAAACCACTGGCTGCACCTGCTGTATCTAAAGGCGTATCCAAAATTACACGGATCGATTACTAGAACATGGCAGAAAGCATCACAATCACAGAAGACGATACTGGCCCAGAAGCACCTGTTGCGGAGGATAACCAATCTGAACGTCCTGAATGGTTGCCTGAGAAGTTTAACTCTCCCGAGGACCTAGCAAAATCCTACAGTGAACTTGAGAAGAAACTTTCAGGTCCAGCCGATGAAGCTGCGCCTGAAACTGAGGCACCTAAAAGTGACCCACCTAGTTTCGATAAGTTCTCTCAGGAATTTGCTAGCTCTGGAGAGTTGGCCGAGGAAAGCTACGCAGAACTTGAGACTATGGGCTATCCCAAAGAAATGGTGGAAACCTATATCAAGGGTATGCAATCAGCTCAGACAGCAGATGCAGACGCAGTGATGGAAGTCGCTGGCGGTAAAGACGGTTATCAAGAGTTGACTGAATGGGCTAAAACTAGCCTCGAAAACAATGAACTTGAACTCTACAACCAAATGGTTGGGACAGGTACTGATAATGCTAAGATGGCAGTCGAATGGCTGCAGTCTAAGCGAGAAGCTATGGAAGGCTCTGAGCCTAACTTGCTCTCAGGAAAATCACAGGCACCATCCAAGGATGAGTTCCGTAGCACAGCGGAAGTTGTAGCTGCAATGAAGGACGCCCGATACGGTAAGGACAGCGCATACACTGCGGATGTTGAAGCCAAACTGGGACGTTCCTCGGTATTTTAAATACCTCTGGCGGGGCGCTGGGTATCAACCACGTCCCGTCAATTCCTATGACATGAGAAGATCTAGCACACCTCTTTAGGTGGCTGAGACTATCAACGATGAACGACTAGGCCGGATGCGTCCGACAACCCTGACAAGTAGTAAGCGACAGTCATTCTCAATCTAAATAAAATTCCATAGGATAAAGAAAATGACCAATGTAACCGCATCACGCTTGGGCGTTGTCAACAAGGCAACACCAGCGGATAACGCAGCAGCTTCGGCTCTGTTTCTCAAAGTCTTTGCTGGCGAAGTTCTCACCGCATTTGACGAAGTAAACGTAATGAAAGACCTGCACGTCTCGCGCACAATCGCGTCCGGCAAGTCCGCATCTTTCCCAGTGACCGGTAAAGCTAACGCTGCTTACCACACTGTAGGTACACCTTTGTTGGGTACACAGAAAATTGCTCACAATGAAATCGTTATCAACATCGATGACGTTCTGATTGCTGACACATTCATCGCAAACATCGATGAAGCTAAGAACCACTACGATGTACGTGCAGAATACTCGCGTCTGTTGGGTATGGCCTTGGCTAAAGAATTTGACACACGCACAATGCGCGTAGGCCTCTTGGGCGCACGTTCCGCAGCTACAGTATCTGGCGGCAACGGCGGTACAGCACTTGTATCCGCAACAGCTAAAACATCCGGCGCAGCTTTGGCTGCAGCTATCTTCGACGCAGCGAAAGCTATGGACGAGAAAGATGTTCCTGAGAACGAGCGCGTAGCACTTGTAGCTCCTGCACAGTACTACAACTTGGTCCAAGAAACTTCCGTCATCAACCGTGACTGGGGTGGGGCTGGTGTATATGCCGAAGGTACAGTTCTGAAAGTTGCTGGCATCGAGATTGTTAAGACTAACAACCTGCCAACAACCAACGTCGCTGCAGTATCTGGCGAGAACAACACCTACTCCGGTAACTTCTCAACTACAGCCGCACTGGTTATGCAGAAATCTGCTATCGGTACAGTTAAGCTGATGGACCTCGCCGTAGAGCGCACATCTGGCGACTTCGAAGTCATGTACCAAGGTACACTGATGGCTGCTAAGTACGCTATGGGCCACGGTGTCCTGCGTCCTGAGTGTGCAGTAGAAATCAAAACTGCTTAAAAATTTAATCTGGGTTGGCTCTTTTATAGGGGCCAGCCCTTTTTTTTCATATGAGGACATCATGACTAAACCAGCGTCCATGACCGAGCTAGAAGCGGTCAACGTCTTGCTTACTACAATTGGTGAGGCACCCGTTAACACTCTTACAGGTAATCAAGTGACTGACGTTACTATTGCCAAGCAGGTCCTGAACGAAGTTAGTCGCGAGGTTCAGGCTCAAGGGTGGCATTTCAACACAGAACAAGGTGTCCCGCTAACACCAGATGTTGTCGGTGATATTGTAGTTCCTGCAGATACCGCACGTATCGATGCGCAGGATTTCAATGTCGTCATCCGTGAAGATAAACTCTTCAACCTGACGGATCGGACATTCACGTTCGCATCTAAAATCTTAGTGGATATTATCTACTACCAAGATTTCGCAGTACTCCCACAGCAAGCGAAGAAGTACATCACAACCCGTGCAGCTCGTATCTATTCTGACCGAATGCTCAACTCTGAAAGCATCCACAAGATGACCGCCAGAGACGAACAGCGGGCCTTGATCGATCTTAAAGAATATGAAGGCGATACAGGCGACTTCAACATGATGGATAGCTTTTCAGTATCCCGAGTAATGAACCGTGGCTTCAATCGTAAGGTGCTGTAATGGGTTTAATTAGTTCAGCCATTCCAAATCTAGTGCAGGGTGTATCGCAGCAGTCCCCATCGTTACGTCTGTCTTCGCAGGCAGAGGTGATGGAGAACGCTTACCCCTCGCTAGTTGAAGGCCTACAAAAGAGACTGCCTGCAGAACATGTAGCATTAATGAAAAACTCTGAGACTACAGGCACTTTCACACATCTTATTAACCGAGACGTTTCTGAGCGATATTTTGTATTTATCAACGACAGCAATGAGTTGTCAGTATATGACCTAGACGGCGTGGCTAAAACAGTCACATACCCAGATGGTACGTCATACCTAAACAGTACCGCACCCGCCGCTGACTTTCGCGCAGTTACAGTGGCCGATTATACCTTCATCGTAAACACGTCTCAGACAACAGCGATGAGCAGCGCAACCTCCCCCCTATTCCCCTTCACAGGGTTGATTGCTGTAAAACAAGGTGACTACAACCAGCGTTACACTGTCTACCTAGATGGCAATATTGCCGCTAATATTGAAACCAGTGAAACAGATCAGCTCGAGACACGAACAGATAACATTGCCACACGTTTGGCTACTGCTATCGATGCCATGTCAGATTTTTCTGCACGAGCCGATGGCTCAACAGTGGTTATTACCAAGACAGGAAACGCTGCATTTGATCTGGCAACGTATGATAGCCTCGGCGACGTAGGTCTCTCAGCAACTTCAGGGACCGTACAGCGTTTCGATGAGCTTCCAGATAAAGCACCAGACGGGTTTATCGCCCACGTACAGGGTGACCAGACAAACGACTTCGATGACTATTACGTTAAGTTTGTATCGGATAACGGGAACCAGTCAAAGATTGGGGACGGTACATGGATCGAGTGGATCGAGCCGAACATTGAATACGAAATTGACGCATCAACGATGCCGCATCTTCTCATCCGCCAATCCAACGGTGACTTCACATTGGAGCAAGCGGAATGGGGCGACCGCGCAGTAGGCGATTTAACGTCCATTCCCAACCCCTCCTTTATTGGAAATAAAATCTCAGACACTTTCTTCTTCCAGAACCGTCTAGGTTTCCTGTCAGGCGAAAATGTAATCATGTCGCGAACGTCAGAATACTTTGACTTCTTTGCGACAACTGCGCGTACACTGCTGGATAATGACCCAATTGATGTTGCAGCGAGTACCTCCAAAGTTTCGCTGCTGAAACACGCAGTCGCCTTTGACCGAAAGTTGCTGCTCTTTTCAGATCAGACGCAGTTCATTCTGAAGGGTGCTGACTTCATCACCCCAAAGAATACGTCGATCAATACCACAACAGAGTATGAGGCGAGTACAGCAGCGCGACCGGCAACAGCAGGCAGTGTTGTGTACTTTCCAGCAAAGCGTGGCGGCTTTACCGCTGTACGTGAATACTATGTTGTCGATGATACAGATCGATCCGATGCGCAGGATGTCACGGCACACGTAGCTAAGTACGTGCCGGAAGGCGTCTATGAGATGGCATCTAGCACCGCAGAGAACGTGTTGGCCTGCCTGACTACAGAAGACCCTAGCACCTTGTATATTTATAAGTATCACTGGGCTGGTCGCGAGAAGCTTCAATCCGCTTGGTTTAAGTACAATCTAAATGGTGTAAGCATCGTCAGCGCAGAGTTCATTGAGAGCGCGTTGTATGTGGTTGGAAATAAAGCTGGTAAGACAGTTCTATTCAAAATTCAATTCGACGCTGGGCGTAACGATGCCGATCAAGAGTACGTCACCCGCCTAGATTTTCGTTTGGGTGAAACTGATGTCACCAAAGTTTATGATGCAGCAGCGGATCGAACCACCATAACGACCCCCTATACCTTAGATGGCCCTGTAATCGTCACACGTGGGACGTCTCATGGTACAGTCATTAGACAGGTTTCACATACTGCAGGCGTCATAGTCGTCGCTGGTGATAAGACTTCTACGGAGTTCTACATTGGTGAACGCTACACCATGAAATATGAGTTCTCTGAGCCAACGCTTAAAGAAGGTACTTCACAGGGTGGTCGAGTTGCTATCGCAGGTGGCCGCTTACAGATTAAGCATTGGCTACTCCGCTATCAAGATAGTGGCGACTTCAACGTAAAGGTTGAACCACGCTATAAACCTCTAGAGACCTATGGCCTTGGCGGAACATACGACTACACGGGCCGAGTAATCGGCGGTGGCGCGAGTGTTCTCGGGTCAACCACACTAGCTTCGGGCGACTTCAGATTTCCTATTATGGCCAAATCAGATCGTCTCCGAGTGATAATTGAAAGCGACAGCCACCTACCCTGCCAGTTCCTATCGGCAGAATGGGAAGGCTCGATGCACCTCAGATCAAGACGAGTAAATGGATAAACTTCTAACACCAACTACGGTGGGAGACGTTGAGTATATTGCCCCAAGATTACGACAAGCTGATCGAGATGAATGTCTAGCCTCAACAGGTAAGGCACCTCTCGGCATTCTACAGCAAAGTTTAGATCTTGGGGATACCACCCTGACCCTACGCGCACCTACGGGTGACCGCGTGGGTGTCTGCGGTGTTGTACCATCGACTGCCATACCCGACGCAGGGGTTGTTTGGATGGTCGCTACAGATGACATCTATCAGCACCAGATAACATTTCTGCGTAATTCTAAGAGAGCCTTACAGTATCTCTCTGGGGACTATCTAGTCCTTTATAACTGTGTCGATGCCCGCAATTCCGTCCACATCAAGTGGCTTCAATGGATGGGCTTCACGTTCATCAATAAGCACGAAAATTACGGGGCCGAGAAACGGCTTTTCTACGAATTTGTGAGGATAAAATAATGTGTGAACCAGTAACACTGGCAACGCTCGGATCGGCCCTTGGCGGAACCGCCGCTGCGGCAGGTACAGCAAGCGCAGCAACCAGCTCTATTTTAGCTATTCAAGGTCTCACTGCAGCGGCGTCAGCCGGTAGCGCCCTAGCAGGTGCGGCAGCACAGAACAAAGCTGCAAACCAGAACGCCCAATCAGCTAAAGATGCCTACTTCCTAAAGACCAAGCAGGCCAACCTGAACATCATGCAGGAACAAACGCAGGCTTCCCAGCAGAAGCGTGATGGTGACCTAAAAGCTATGAAAGCGCAGGGTACAGCTATTGCCGCAGCCGGAGGCTCGGGTGTTCAAGGTGTGAACATCGATCAGCTTCTTAATGACTTTGAGCGTTCTGAAGGTGTCCTGACAGACCGTATCAATCAACGTCTCGAGGGTATGCAATCTCAGAACGAGATACAGAAACTAGCGTTCCAATCAGAAGCTCAGAACCGCGTCAACTCTATGCAGCCTCAAGGCTTTGCAGAGACGCTCTTCAATGTAGCTGAACCAATCGCCGGTTTCGGCATCGATTACTACGACACGCAAGCGCGACTTGCAGATTTAGAGGGATAAACAATGGCTCGACCAGTAGTAGGTAATCCGTTCGAAGGTCAAATCGGAACGGTAGCACCGACAGCCCGTCCCGTAGATATATACGAGCGCGGTGTAGTAAAACAAAGCCCTTTCGAGGCACTATCGCGGACCCTCAGCAACTTAGAGCAACGAGCGGTCCCTGCCCTACAGCGTGAAGAAGCGCGTAGAGCTGAGAACGAATTTCAAGAGGGTCAGCGCCTTTACCAAGAAAACCGTATTGCTATTGGCGAAGCTGTTAAGAATGGCCTTATCGATGAAGGTGAAAGCCCGTACCTGCGCAAAGGCTACCGCATTTCTCAAATGAATACGATGGGTATGCGTTACACAGCGGAATTAGAAAGCGCACTTGAGAACCAGAAGCTATATACCAATGGCAACCCCGAGCGCATCGAACAATTTATCGAGACATTCCAAAGTAAGTTCATCGAGAACAACGGCATGTCTACCTTCTCTGCAGCCGAAGTATCTGAACATTTTGGCACAACAGCCGCAAAGACTGAGGAAATCTTCAGGCAGACTTGGCGTAAAAGGCACGTCGCTTGGCAACGCGAACAGAACTACAAAGCATTTCAACGGGAAGTAGCAGAAGCCACAGTGGCACTGTTTAAGCCTGAAATGACTATCGACGAGCGCCAAGCCGCTATGGGGACATTTGCTACGTGGTTGGAAGATAAAGCAGCTTCCGCCAGCACAGATGGGATGGACAATCAAAACGTCATTAACACCATCCTCCAAGGTGTTGGCATTGTCGTGCAAAAGACAGGCCAGACCGACATCCTCGATGTGTTCAAAAGTACTAACTTTGGGACGGGCGCGGCGGCTTCATCGCTAGCTGTTCAATCTAAACTACTGTCAATTGAAGCTACAGCAATTCGAATTGAGAATGCAAACGCAGCGGCAGCTGATCGAGAGCTAGAAGACAGCTACGAAGTTGTTCGTGCAACTACCAGATCATTACTTGATGATTTTACAACTACGCCAAATCCTGAAAACCGAGCGAATGTAGAAGACGCAATCGCTACTCTCATGGCTACGCCAGACGATAACAATACAAAACTTGGTACTTTGATCAGAACACAATTGAACGCTTATGACCAAGCGGAAATTACTGGTGGAAGAAACAAAACTGCTGAGACTGAAATCAGAATTGAAAGATCTTTACAAGCCGCACAGACATTTGATGAAATGTCTAGCCTGTTAGCAACTGCGGCTCGTAACGGAGAGCTAACGCCAGCCGACGTGACCGCAAAGATAAACAAATGGCGCAACCACTTTGACCCCGCCAATGATGCGCAGTTTAACCTAGATTTCTTCACGACATCGACGCCTGAAGGACATGCAATTTCCCAATTGCAAACCCTGATTAAAGGGAATCCAGAGGACTTTAGCAATTTAAGCTATCGGCGCTCAATTGACGAAACAAACAGACTCAGACAAGCGATACGTGAAGGCGTAAAGTTGTTCGAAGAAATAAATGGACGGTCGCCAATCACGCGTGAACGCGACGAAATCTCCCAAAATGCAATGAAAATCATCGTCGACCGCCTAGTAGATGACGAGATTTTAGATGACTATAAAAAAGTGGATAAACCTTAATGGAACAGGATATTAAATTATTAAAAGGTGGTCTCCTTTCTAAAACTGACTTCATCGATACTTATGGTGAAGATGCCTACAGCAGTGCTATTGGTATTGCTGTCGAGCCTGAAACCGAAACAGCCCCAGAGGTACAGCCAGAACCTGAACAGAACATGCTAATGCAAGCATTGAATGTTGTTGGAGATATGGGTGAGGGTGTTATCTCAGGCGCAGCCAAAGCTGTTGGTGAATTTGGCGACACGATGCAGAGTGCTGGTGCATCACTAGAAGACACTTTAGGTACTGGTCGTTTGGTGTGGGAAGATAGCGATGGTGACGGTAAGACCGACATCTTACCTTCTTACTGGACACGCGAACAGGTAAAAGAAAACCAAGCAGTACTTAAACAGGATGCCATTACGGCTGCTGTGGGTGCTGTCGATGACGTGGTTAACCAATACGTCGAGCCAGATACAATGGCTGGTGGTATGGTTGAGGGTGTCTCGCAGTTCCTTACAGGTTTCGCTGCGCTGGGTGGCGCTCGTACATTTGCAGGGGCGATGATTAAAGGTGGCATCGTTGATGCTACTGTATTCGACCCCTACGAGGGTAACCTATCTAACCTTGTCGAGGAGTACCCACACCTAAAGAACCCTGTAACGTCAGCGTTGGCAATCGACCCTAGCGACCCAGAGTATTACAACCGTGCGAAGAACGCACTGGAAGGTGGTGCGACGGGTGCTGTCCTAGAGGGGCTCGTCCGAGGCGTGAGGTTTGTCGCTCTAAGCCGTAAAGCCAACACAGAAATCAAAGAACTAGGCGAAATCTCAGATGAGACAGCCGGACAACTAGACGAAGCTCACCGCGAAGCGGTCGAACATGGTCAATCGCAGAAGGGCGCTGACAATCTCAAAGCACGTCCAGACGGCATGTTCGAAGCGCCTGATGGCATGGTCTATCGGCTTAATGATGACAATACCCTGACTGGTATTGAAGGTATTCAACCGCTCGATCTTCCAGTCAGAGGTGAAGTAAGTCCTCTTCCCCAACCAAACCTGCGGCAACAGGGTGAAAACCTAGCTGCACAAGTCGCTGATGCCGCTATCCCCGTCAAACCAAAAATCGAGATAATCGATACTGATGCTATGCAGGCAGCTTTAGCTCGTTCAATCGAGATGGGTGACTTCGAGCTACGTAACATCGATGAAGGCGGCTGGTTTAATCTTGGAAAGATGGAAGGTCCTGTAGAGGCCGCTAAAATCATCGATTCAATGCAAGAGGTTCTTGTGGGTTCCCGTGGCGCAAAAGCTATGGGACTTGATCAACCTGAAACACACGACGAAGTTGTTCGGCAAAGCCTGCAGTTTCTCGCCAAAAATACAGATACCGATGTGAACAACCTCATCCGAGACCTCGGTGTTACCGAAACAGTATCTCGCGATATGGCTGCACGTATTGTTGCTGGTAAGGTGGCACTACAGTCCACTGGGCGTAAGATTAACGAGTTTGCAAACGTAGTCTCTGCTGCTGAAAAAAGCGGGGAGCTGACTGAAAACATGGAGCGTCAGCTCGTAAACCTAATGCAGACACACGTAGAGCTGCAAGCTAACGTGAAGGGCCTACAAACTGCCGCGGCACGGGCCACAAGCGCTGGTCGAATTGTTACTAGCGATACTCTAACGGGGGATTCATTGGACGTTCTTTCAGCCTTTGGCGGGTCAAAGCGGGTTCGCAATCTAGCAAAAGAACTGGCCAAGGTTACTGACGACACACAGATGTCACGGGTAATCAAGAAAGCTGTAGACCGTAAAGCGATGCGTGTTCTGAATGAATTCTGGATTAACTCCATTCTATCAGGCCCTACTACTCACGCACTAAACATGTCGTCAAACGCCATTAACGTGTTAGTACGACCAGCGGAACGCGGTATTGGCGCACTCTTAAACGCTGACGTTCGGACAGCTAAGGCTGCTGTACGTACATATAAGTACCTCTTCCACAATCTAAGTGACTCAATCCGACTGGCTGCAAAGTCGGGCTACAATATGCGTGCTGTCCTCGACCAAAGCGTTAAGGTGGATAATGTCATTCCGGGCAGCAACACACGGGCTATCTCGTCCCAGCATCTTGGGTTTGGTGGTTCTGCTATGGATACTCTTGGGAAAGTCCTAACCCTACCTTCTCGAACACTCGGCACAGAGGATGAGTTCTTCAAGCAAATCGCTTATCGTTCTAACCTTCAGGCACGACTGGTCACTGACGCTGCCTACATGTCGATGGATGAGATTGCAGCGGCTGGCTTCAAAACTCGTGAAGAGTGGGTTGAGAGCAATTTCAATGCTGCTTTCACTTCTAAAATTGATGCCGAGGAGGCGTACCAAGAAGCTGTAATGATGGGCAAATTGCAAGATGACGCCGCCGTAAAGGAGGAGTTTATTGCCCAAAGTGTTGGTAGCTCAAAAGTTGGTAACAAGTATGCTGAAGCTGCGCTGTACGATGCCCGACAGGCAACCTTTACTGACCCCTTGCAGCAAGGCACTTTCTCACACTCAGTTCAACAAATGGCCAATAAGCATCCTCTGTTGAGGCAGGTCATTCCGTTTATCCAGACACCTATGAATATCATGGGCCAAGCGTGGGACAGGACACCACTGCTTAATCTATTAAGAAAGCAGTATGTTAGTGAACTGAATTCATCTGACCCTGCAATCGTAGCGCAAGCAAAGGGTAAGATGGCAATGGGTACTGCCATTTATGGCACTCTAACAATGCTAGCTGTTGAAGGTCGCATCACAGGTGGTGGACCAACCGATCCTAAACGGGCAAAAATTTGGCGTGAGTCACCTAACTGGCAACCATATTCCATCAACTTCGGTACGCAGGAGAAACCCTACTGGGTCAGCTATGCTCGTATGGACCCTTGGACGACAGCATTCGGTGTAGTCGGCGACGTCGCAGAGATGGTTGAAATAGGCCAAATGGCAGATAGTGACGCAGCGGATTTGGCTGCAATGACTGTCGCAGCTATTGGGAACAACATCGTATCAAAGACTTACCTACAAGGTATTGCTGATACTGTCGGTCTTATGGATTCCAAAGATAGCCCGTGGGAAATCGGGAACTTCTTTAAACGCCGAATGTCATCGTTGGTACCTTTCTCAAGCCTGACCAACCAAGTTGGTAACATGAACGATGACTACATGCGTGAAGTGCGAGGCTTCGCAGACCAACTGAGGAAGAGTACCGGTGTTATGCGTGGAGACCTTCCAATTAAGTATGACTGGATAACGGGTCAACCACAGGAAACGCCAGATACAATGCGAGGCTTGTTCCACATTACGACAAAAGGACTTGAAGAACGTCAGTCAGATGCCGCAACAATCTATACCGAGATGCGTAAACTAGGTGTCCGCTTTGACGGCGCTCGTCGTAAGGTACAAGGCGTTGAGCTATCAGGTGAACAATATCAACGCTGGAACGAACTAATTGGTACAATGAGACGTGGCGAAAGAACACTTGAGCAACGCTTAATTCGGGTGATTGAATCCGATAAGTACGATAAAGATGGAGACGATTATAATTTGGTGACGGCCTCGGAAAGTCATCGAGTTGCCCTTATCAATCGAGAAATCAAAAGGTATCGTGATAGAGCTTTCCACCAGTTACAACGCGAGTTCCCAGTCATTAGGGAAAAGATACGCGAATACGACCGGTTCGTTCAAGACACGCGGCGAGGACGGGATGCCGAACGTCCAGACGTAACCCTAGAAAACCTCAAATAAACCCACACTAAGGCCCCTCTTCGGAGGGGTCTTTCCATTTCTAAGGAGACAACATGACGGACTCAATCGTCAAGTATGTAGCCGATGGGACCACCTCAGAATTCTCCGTTACATTCCCTTATATCAATAGGGATGATGTGGTGGTTTTAGTAGGTGGAGATCCGGCTACTCACTCATTTATCAACGACACAACTATAACTCTAACAACTACGCCGTTAATTAGTGACGTTGTAGTAATTAAGCGGCAAACTTCGAAGGTGCCGCTGGTTGATTTCACAGACGGCTCAACTCTATTCGAAGCCGATCTGGATT